GGTGCACGCCCAAATCAGTTCCGTGTTGAATTAGTGTTTCCTTCTTACGTACCATTAGGTATCGTTGCTGGTCAACGTGCTCAGTTCTTATGTAAGTCTGCTCAGTTACCAGCGTCTACTATTGAGAATATTCAAGTTCTCTATAAAGGACGTCCAGTAAATTTTGCAGGCGAGCGTAATTTTGCACCTTGGACTGTTTCAATTTACAACGATACTACTTTCAATATTCGCAATGCTATGGAACAATGGCAAGCTGGTATTCAAAGTTATAGTAACACTGACGGAAGAACTAACCCACGTGATTACCAAGTAGATTTACAAGTTCATCAATTAGATCGTGGTGGTGCAATTATCAAGAGCTATAAGTTCGTTGATGCGTTCCCAACACTAATTGGTCCAATCGCATTAGACTACGATCAGCAAAATCAGATCGAACAGTTTGATGTAGAGTTTCAATTTAACTACTTTACTTCTAATGCAACTGAGGGTGGTGGTATCAATCTTAATGTTTCTGTTGATACACCAATCGGTAGTTTCCCACTACCAATTTAATTATATAATTAGGGTTTTTAATTATGCAAATTTTTGGATTTGAGATAAAACGCAAGCAGCCAGAAAAAGAGATCGGAACAGTAGTAACTCCGATCTCTGACGATGGCTCTACAGTCGTATCTACTTCTGCGACAGGCTATTATGGCATGGTCATGGATATGGATACGATCGTTAAGAATGAGAACGATCTTATTCGTCGTTATAGAGAAACTTCTCTTTATGCTGATTGTGATGCTGCGATTGAAGACATTGTAAACGAAGCAATTATTGCTGAACCAGATGATCAAGCTGTAAAGATTAACTTGGATAAAGTTAAATTATCTGAGTCAATTAAGGGTAAAATTAGAACAGAGTTTGATGAAGTTCTTCGTTTATTAAATTTTGATGATAAAGGTCATGATATATTTCGTCAGTGGTATATTGATGGAAGAGTTTATTATAATATTTTAATAGATCCTAATCAACCAAAATTAGGTATTCAAGAATTGCGTTATGTGGATCCTCGCAAGATTCGCAAAATTAAAAAAGTTGAAAAGAAAAGAACACCACAGGGTGTTGATGTTGTAGTTAAAAATGAAGAGTTTTACCTGTATAATGATAAAGGTATTCAAGAGAATACTACACAGGGAATCAAACTCTCGCTAGATTCAATTATCTATACTCCTTCTGGAGTAGTAGATCAAAATACTGGTATGATGATGTCTTATTTGCATAAAGCAATTAAGCCAACAAACCAGTTAAAGATGATTGAAGATGCGGTAGTTATTTACCGCATTTCACGTGCTCCAGAAAGACGTGTGTTTTATGTTGACGTTGGTAACCTGCCAAAATTAAAAGCAGAACAATACGTCAATGACATTATGAACAAGTTTAGAAATAAAATTGTTTATGATGCAACAACTGGAGAGACTCGTGACGATCGTCGTCATTTGAGTATGATGGAAGACTTCTGGATGCCACGTCGTGAGGGTGGTAAAGGAACTGAAATTACAACTCTTCCAGGTGGACAGAATTTGGGAGATATTGCTGATATTCAATATTTCCAAACTAAATTATATCAGGCATTAAACGTGCCATTATCAAGATTGCAACCAGCTACTGGTTTCTCTCTTGGTAGAACTACTGAGATTACACGTGATGAGATTAAATTTAATAAGTTTATTGCTCGTCTACGTAAAAAGTTTTCTGGATTGTTTAGTGGTGCATTACGTGTTCAATTGGTTGCTAAGGGTGTTATTCGTGAGGAAGAATGGGCTACTATTGAACAAGCAATACAATATGATTATCAACAAGATAATCATTTCACTGAATTAAAAGATAATGAGTTATTGTTGCAAAGATTAGCTGCTTTACAACAAGTAGAACCTTATATTGGTCGTTTCTATTCTAGCACATGGATCCGTAAGAATGTTCTTGGGCAGACTGATGAAGAAATTGAAATTATGCAGAAAGAAATGACTGAGGACAAGATTGAACAAATGCAGTTGGCTGACGAACAAGGTAGATTAGCTGCAGTAACGCAAGTTGCACAGCAACAGCATTTAGCTGATAATGGTATGGGTGGTAATGAAGTATCACCTGACCAACAATAAAGAAGGAGATATAGTATGAGTGATAATGTAAAAAATTTAATTTCTGCAATCGCTGCTGGTGATGCAGTAGAAACAGAGAATGCATTTAATGCAACTATGGCAGAAAAAATTTCAGCCAAATTGGATGATATGCGCATTACTGTTGCACAAGGTATGTTTAAAACTGCAGTTGAAACTGAAGAAACACCTGCAGCTGAAATTACCGATGAAACTCCTGCGCCTGTTGTTGAAGAAGAATTTGATCTAACTGAAGAACAAATTGACGCAATGACTGAAAAGCAGTTAGATGAGATTCTTACAAAGAAAACACCAGCAAGTAAAGTAATTAGTGACTTCGTTCATAGCGATGATCCTAAATTTGCTGGAGATACAAAGAAACAAAGAATTAAAAGAGCACTCGGTGCATATTATGGTATGCACCCAGAGAAGTCTAGAAAATAATGTTTTATAAAGAATTTACAAAAACTATTTCTGGTGCGGATGAAACCATTCGCTCTTATGGACATTTAATACAAAATATTAATGGGACTATTTTTGTAGATAAAGAAGAAACTAATTTTAAGAGTTTGGAAGAAGCAAGAAAATACATTAAAAATAAACACTGCTCAGAAGCGATAGAAGACGAGATTATAGAAAAACAATACGAAGAGATTTCAGAAAATCGTATCGCTAATATTATTAAAGAACATCACGATATTAAAGTTACAGATACTCTAATAGAATCATACCTCGAACTTGCTTCTTCTAAAATTTTTACTGTAGATCCAGTTGTTCAAGAAATTAGAAAACTTAATAAACTAGACTCCCTGATTGAGAGTAAGTTACACTACGAATTAAAAGATGGCAGTATTGTTGCCATTGATGAACAAACCCAAGAACAACTAAATAATTTATTGGCAAATCATAAAGACGTTGTTGAGTATATGCGTGAAAGCAAAGACAACTTCTTTAACGTAGTTAATAAGATTAAGGAATAAAAGATATGGCAATGTCATTTACAACTGTCAAAAATACTAATCAGGAGACTGTAATCCATTTTGCATCTTCTGCAGCAGAGACTGGTACTATAACTATTGCAAACCTAACTGCTAATGCGCAAGCAAGAAATGCTGATGCACCTAAGGTTGATATTGTTAAGTTTTTGTGCACTGGCGAACTAGGTTCCAAAATTATAGTTTCTCGCAATGGTAAAATTGTTATAGTAACTTCTCCAGAAAATGATATGAATGTTGAATTTAATGCATTAGGTATTCCAGTGAATAACGATAACACATCTGATATTGCTATTATCAATAGCGTAGCAAAAGATGTTACTGGTTGGTTAGTTCTTCGTAAACTTGCTGGTTGGTCTACTGAAGTTGAAACAGCAACATTCGGTTCTTATGACAACCCAACAGTAGTAGGAAGCTAAAAATGAAACTCATTAGAGAAGTTACAGAAAAAGTTAATCTACTTACTGAAGAAAAACTCGGTAAGGGTAAACAATATTACATTGAAGGTGTTTTCCTTCAATCAGAATTAGTTAACCGTAATGGTCGCAGCTATCCAGAAGCAATTATGGATAGAGAAGTTGCAAGATATATGCAACAATGCGTTAAAGAAAATCGTGCCTATGGCGAACTTGGACATCCAGATTCTCCATCAATTAACTTAGATCGTGTATCACACTTGATCGTTGATTTGAAAAAAGAAGGTACTAACTATATCGGTAAAGCAAAGATTTTAGATACACCAATGGGTCAAATCGCCAAAGGTCTTTTAGATGGTGGTGCAAACCTAGGAGTATCTTCAAGAGCACTTGGTTCTCTACAAATGAACAAAGAGGGTGTTCAAGTGGTTCAGGATGACTTTATGCTGTCTACTGCAGCAGACATCGTTGCTGACCCAT